TAACTTCATGGTACACAGCAGTTGCATAACACGCTATATCTAATTCTAAGTTATGTATATCCATTATAAACCTTTCATGCTTTTCTGGTGTCTAGCAAACCCACATAAGCGTATAATTCTATTATATTGTGCAATTAAGCATAATATATTACTTAAGGATAAATACCATGTGGACAACTCCAGCAGCTACAGAAATGCGTTTTGGCTTTGAAGTAACTATGTACGTAATGAACAAATAGTTATAAGCAATTGGGGATGCTCCTAGAAAGGAACATCCTCATCTGCACCTTCAACAGCAGGTTTAAGTCTTTCATCTGTTGCAACCATTGCTACAGCACCACTAATAAACTTACCATTAGCACCTTCTCTAACCCAACCTGATAATGTAAATTCAATACCATCTACATTTAACTTGCCTCTATAATCTGGTCGTTTAGGATTATCACCTTTATCATTCTTGTTTAACGTAAACGTGTTTTTGTTGTCATACTCAGCCATATACTACTCCTTTAGTTTAATAATTGTTTGTTCTACTTCTTCAAGAAACTTAACTACCTCTTCCTCTAGGTTTGCTATTGTATCATTACATCTATCAACCCTTGCTACAAATAACTGTAGTTCTTCAGGGAAGTTAGGATTATAGCTTACAAAGTCTACCCACTTAGCACCGGTGCAAGCTAACTGCCATTGCATCTGTGGAATGTATTTACTAGGAACTGACTTACTCATAAGCGTATTAGTATGGGTTGTCTCTATAGGCGACTTTACCTCTATCAACCCCGCATACTTACCATCTTCTTCTGCATTTACAGCTCCGTCTGGACTAGCACCGCTATTCTTAATAATAGGATGGTCAAAGAAACCTACCTCTGTTACAGATACCCCTCTAGTTCGCATATAAAGCTCCCTAGCAGCACTTTCTCTTTCAATCCCATCTAACATAGCCTGATTAACAAAACTATCGCCTTTCTTGCCTGTAAGACGTTCTGATACAAGTTGAACAAGGTAGTTTTGACGAGATGTAGATACGCCTGTTTTAGTCTTGGCGATAACATCCGATATTCTGGATGCTGTCACCTTGCCTAATCTTTGCTGAAACCACTCTTCTGTGCGTTGTTCAATCATAGGAAGTCCTTGCTAGATACTGCCTTTAAAGCTGGTTGTTCTGACTCTGGAATATCCTCACCACTATAGATATATAAGCCAATACCATGTAACGCAATAGCTTTAGCTAAACAACGCTGCATAGCTGTATTAACTGCCATGGCATCAGGGTTAACTATAGCTTGATTTCTAAAGTTAAGCACAGGTAATTGTGAAGTCATAGATTTACCAAAAGCGTGAACTGTGCAAAACACCATAAGTGTTTCACCAAACTGTTTAGGTTCTTTATATTCCCATGTAGCAGATGGGTCTTGTTGTAAAAGCGTGTCAACGGCATAAGCCCAAGAAAGGTAGCTTAGTCCATTCTTCTTCTCAATATTTTCTGATACATTAATCTTGCGTAGTTCGTTATAGTTCATCTTTCTCTCCTGTTGTTGTAATTCTTGTTGGTGCTGTTCCATCATTACCTGGTCGTAGTGTTGTTGCTGTGACATTTGCTCTCTCCCATTTGTCGTTATCTAATTTAAGTTCGTCATTCAATCGTTTAAGAATATCTGCTATCTGTTCTAAACCATTCGCCATATTATATACCCCCAAAACACAAAAAGGAATAGCCATAAGTATTTATTCATATTGCACCTGCTAACTTACCCATGATTTGTAAGCAAAGCCATACATAAGCCCAAAATGCCACTGCTATTACTATCATTGTCTTTACACTCATGCTTTTCTCCTTATTGATAATATAAAGCAACAACTATATTATTTTTATCTGGATTTGATACGTCCCAAGAGTCATCGCCATTATCTGTCCCAAGTTTATTAAATTTATTAATACCCTTTAAAAAACCTGTTAAGTCATCAGAATTATTAGCATCAAACCATTTACCTGAACAACCACAAAAACATTTATCAGCTTTACCTACATATACTTGTTTTACTTTTTTCATTTTTTCTCTCCTAAAGTTAAATACTACAATAACCATATTATAGATAAAAAATACTATGTCAAGTATTATTTACAAATATATTTAACAATTTTACTTGGCAAGTAATATAAATGATGCTATAATTCGGATACTTTCAATTAAAAAGGGCTTTATATGACGTTAGAACAGGCTTTATCACACTTTAACAACTCTCGTAGGGAACTTGCTGAAGCACTTGGAGTTTCTACCCAGGCAGTTCAATATTGGTCTGATGATGGTGAAATACCACAATTAAGAGTATATCAGATTAATGAAATAATTGCCAAGAGAGCAAATGTATGAAATATAGAATAGTAAATTTTCGTAAATTTCAGAACTTCCACGATAGGAAACCACCTTGGATTAAATTATACAGGGATTTGCTAGACAATATGGATTGGTTTATGCTAAGTCCAATAGCTAGTAAAAGCCTTATAAATTTATGGCTTTTAGGGTCTGAGTCATTTGGTAATCTTCCAGATGATTTTGAAATTGGATTTAGATTAAGACTCAATCAAAAAGAATTAGATATAGTTATGAAAGAGTTAATTAAGTTCAAGTTTGTTGAAGAAGGTAAGTATGAATTAAAAGGCTCTGAAGAAATGTCTATGAATGAACGCATTAGGGAAACCAATGGCTTTGCTAGTAGATATATTAAAAATGAAACTAAAACAGAAGTATTGGTAAGGGATAATCATAAATGTCAATCTTGTGGTTCTGATAAGAAATTAGAGTTTGATCACATTGTTCCTGTTTCTAAAGGTGGTTCTTCTGAGGCAAATAACCTTCAATTACTATGTAGGTCATGCAATAGAAGCAAAAGAGCATTATCAAAAGAAGAGTTTGCTACGCAAAGCACAGAAAAAAACTGCGTTAGTCGTAGCCTAGAGACAGAGACAGAGGCAGAGAGAGAGAGAAAGAAACATATCTATAGCGTTGAGTTTGAAAAGTTTTGGGATACCTTTCCTCCTAATCCAAGAAAGACTGGTAAAGTGTATGCTTATAAAATATGGACAAGAAAAAGGTTAGATGAAAAAATTGATGATATTGTTAAGCATTTGCTTATAATTAGTACTACTGACCAATGGAAAAAAGATAAGGGAATGTATATACCAATGCCATCAACATATTTAAGCCAGGAGAGATTTGACATGGAAATACCTAAACAACGTAACGCATGGGATAATGCTAAATGAAAATTGGAGAAGCGTTAGATAGATTAACAGTTAGTAAAGAAACTATTACTCAATATTTTAATAATGAATATGGTTCTAGTGAGTTTTTAGTAAAAGACAGTTCTGTGTTTGCAGATGATGTTGTTAAATACTTTTCAGAAGAAATATCATCTGGTAAGTCTTTAGGGTTTGTTAAGAGTGAGCAAGATTTTAGAGTGAGACCATCTGAGCTTACGGTTGTAACAGGCGTAAGTTCGCATGGCAAATCGCTATGGCTTTCACAAGTTGTATTAGCTCTTATGGGTCAGCAAACTAAATGCTTAATTGCAAGCCTAGAAATGCGGGCAGTACTAACTCTCTCTCGCATGGTGCAGCAAACATTAAAGTCTACAGACCCAACAGAGGATTACATAAGAAAATTTTGTAGTCGTGCAGCAGATAAGCTATGGATATATGACCAAACAGGAAGCACTACTACAGACGATATGATAGCTACGCTTTACTATGGCAAACATGTTTTAGGTGTAGAAGTATTTGTTATAGACAGTCTTATGAAGATGAGTGATATATCTGAAGATAATTACGAGAAGCAAAAATTGTTTATTGATAGACTTGCAACATCTTGTCGTGATTTAAACATACATATATTTTTAGTTGCACATACTCGTAAAATGGCAGATGAAACTATAGCACCAGATGCTACTCATATTTTAGGTAGCTCTCATATTCGCAATTTATGCGATAACATCTTATGTGTTTACAGATGCAAAAAGAAAGAACGTGATATTGAGAATGGTGAAAAAACTGCTGAAGAATTAAAAGGTGTTCCTGATTGTGTAGTATACTTACAAAAGCAACGTAACTATCCTGTAGAAGGCAGTTGGGGATTTTATTTTGACAATAAAGGTTTAAGATACAAGGAGAGTCCATGACCATAAATGAATTTATCAAACAATGTAAAAAGCTATTTGGTGATGATATAGAATACAAAGCAACTTCTAAAGACGGACAAGTATTTAAAACGAAAGGATGGAGAGATGATAAAGTGGGCATTAACCAAAGACAACTTACCTCAGCTTATAGAGAAGCTAAAAAGTCTTGACTTTACTAAACGCTGGCGTGTAACAGTAACAGACGCTAAACTAAATAGAAGTCTTGAACAAAACGAAAGACTATGGGAACTATATACAAGTTTAAGTAATCATTTAGGTATTGAGAAAGACCGTATCCATGAACTTTGTGGCTTTAAATTTTTACGATACCAAACAGAAATAGCAGGTATGCCTGTAGAACTTATAAAGTCAACAACTAAACTAACCACAAGTGAAATGACAGAATACCAACAACAGATAGAGGTATGGGGTCAAACCATGGGATGGGGATGGGATTACTAATGAAGATATTAATAGCTTGTGAGTTTAGTGGAACTGTAAGAGAAGCATTTACAAAGTTAGGTCATGATGTAACTTCATGTGATATTGAGCCAACAGATATTCCAGGTAAACACTATCAAGGTGATGTAAATGATATTATTAATGATGGTTGGGATATGATGATTGCATTTCCACCATGCACACATTTAGCTGTAAGTGGTTCTAGACATTTTGCTCAAAAAAGAGCAGATGGTAGGCAGCAACAAGGTATAGATTTTTTTATGCAAATGATAAATGCACCAATACCTAAAATTGCAGTAGAAAATCCTATTGGAATTATGAGTAGAATTTATAAAAAACCAAATCAAATTATTCAGCCTTATCATTATGGTCACGAAGCAAGTAAGTCAACTTGTTTATGGCTAAAAGAATTGCCATTATTAAAACCTACAAATATTGTAGGAAAAGGTGAAGTTTTTATTAGTTCAACAGGTAAAAAATATCCAGCATGGTCTCATGATGCAGTTGGTAAAAATGGTAAAAAAGTTGGTTACAATACTGACGAAATGAAAAAGATAAGAAACAAAACATTTCAAGGTATAGCAGATGCTATGGCAGACCAATGGGGTAAAAATGAATTATCGTAACCCTAAACTACTTAAACTAGCAGATGGCGCACCATGTATGATGTGTTCTATGCAAAACGGAACAGTAGTATCTGCACACTCTAATCAATTACGTGATGGCAAAGGAACAGGTATCAAGGGACATGATTATCGTATAGCGTTCCTATGTCACCAATGCCACCATATGATAGATAATGGAAATAAATTATCAAAAGAAGAAAGAATTCAGTTGTTCGAACACGCACACCGTGCTACAATAGGATGGTTATTTTTAAATAATCATTTGGAGGTAAAATGAAAGCACTAGATATAACTGGACAAAGATTTGGAAGATTAGTAGCAATTAAACCGTTAGAAAGTACAAAGCAAGGAATTAAATGGGCTTTTAAATCCT